CATACACTTGATACTCGTTATAATATGCCTGGTATCACAATCAAAACCTCTTCTCAAGGGTGCTCTACCAGAGCGAGGGGTTATGGTGCAATTAAAGAAAACAGCAGCACCGACAGCAAAAAAACGGAGTATGTTTTTGCCCCTGTATTGTACAAGCATCCAGATGAAGATAAATTTTTGATTGATGGTATGCCAAGATGGGCAGAACCATTGAGGGATGAAAAATATAAAAAAGAGTCCAGTATGTTGGCAGCTCTAAAAAAGTATGTTAACCCATATCCACAGACTGAAATAGAAGTGGATTATGAATATATCTACGAGCCGAAGCTTTTGAAGATACAAGAAGATTTTTGGAAGGGAGACACGCTTCATATATTGGCTGATACCTCATATGGTGTCACCTACGAAGACGATGTCCGGCTTTTGTCGATTCAATATAAGCCGTTGAATCCTTACGCAAAACCTACATTGACTTTTGCCAACTTCCGAAAGGATATACAGGATATCCGGATGGAACAAGAAAAAAGATTAAAAGATCAAAAACGCTACATGCAAAAACTCAGAATGATGATCTAAGACACTCTTTCCAGAGTGTTTTTTGTTTTGTCTAGAAAGGAGAGTGATCTCATGGCATTCAGATTAATTAAAGATTATGACACAACCCGAAACGCAAGATATATCGCACAGCAAAGAGCAGAC